CTATTCTACTACTGGCTCCAATGTACTTTTCAAGCTGCTCGCTGTTGACTTATGCCCTGTAAATTCTCCTTTTGTTATTGGTGGCCCTGCTCCCTGATCTTTATGACCGTGTGTTTCTAAGCTTTGGTTTATGTCTTTTACCAGACTTATTAAATCAAGGAGGACTTTAGCCACGTTCACTGAGCTGTCACCCAACCAAACTGTTTTTCCTTCGACCTTTGCTAGTTCTGTCGCTTTTGCATGCAGGGTTTTTAAGGTTTCTAAATTCATATTTTCGGTAGCGTGGGCGCTGAACTCTTTTAGTGTTTTTAAGTTCATATTTTCGGTGGCTTCAATATCGACCTGTTTTTTGCTGCCGAGTAATAAACCTTCAAGTGCAACGATTAAGGCTTTTTCGCCAACCACGGTTTTTAATGCGCCCATTACTTCGGTGATTTGGTTGCCATCTATTTTTGTAATGTCATGGCTGTCTATGCTGCAGGTGCGTTCGTGGTAGTTTTGTTCGCTTTTGCGTGCTGTTATTTTACTCGTGTCGCTGGTTTGGGTTATGTCGCCATCTGTGGTTAGGTGCCAATTGCCGTCGCGCCCTTGTAGTTTGCTGCGGCTGTTTTTCTGCAGGGTTACATCAGTGCGCTTGTGTTCAGGCACTAAGCTTTGCCATGGTAATAAGTTGGTGATCACTGGATGGCTGTTTAGGCCATCGATGTATTGTATTAAACAGTGCATGCCTGGCATAGGTTCGTTTAATAAACCGTGGTCGGATGCTTGCCCTGTGCCGAGTGTTACTTGCTGAAATATGGGCACGGCTAATGGCTCACCTGTTAGCGGATTTAAAAGCTGTACGTCAGCGGCTTTTAACGGCCTAAATACAGTGCTGATTGCAGCAGCGTCACTTGGTAGGTCATATATTTTTTCTATTCGCGCCAACTGCGGCAAATGTTTACGCTCGTTTAACTCTGGAAAGTAGCGTTGTATTAGGCGTTTAATGGCGTCTTTGACCATCGTATGTGCATCCTGTCGTTGATTAAGGTTACTTCGGTAATGTGACGCCCGTTTAGTTTTATGCCTGGTCTTAGTTTTGGGATAGCGATTAGCTCACCCGTGGTTGAGCTTTTAGCGGTTATTGTGTGCTCTGGAAAATCGTTAATGATTACCTGCGGCCAGCGCGAGTCGTGCCAACTGCCTACAAATATTTTACCGTCAGGGCGCTGCTGAAATATAAAATCATTAATGCCCCATACTTTGCCTATTTGCCTGAGTGCTTCAATGCCTGTGCCGCTGTGGTAAAACGCTGGCGTCACGTGATTTAGGTATTCAGCATTATTAGGGATTACAAACTCAATGCCGAGTTTTGTTAACTCATCAAGCACCGCTGTGATTGTTGCGTGACGAACCGCCAACGGTGCAGCGAAACTTAACGCGCCTATTAGTTCGCGGCAGGTTAAATACCATCGGCCGTTTGCTTGATGCTTTGATTCTATGACGCCGAGAAAATACGGGATCATATTATCTAGCGTGTACCCTAAGTGCAGTTCAACCAATCCGCTGGGCGCTTGCTCTGTGACCACTTCAAACTTTGCGCGACCGGTACTGGCAATATCAAGCTGTACAGTTTTAGTTACCACGTTGGTAACGGGCTGGCCCCCAATTTTTAAGGTATTTGATAACCGTGCGGTCATGGCCCTTCGACCTCGTTGAACTTGTTTTGCACCTCGTCGTTACTGGTTGTGGCTTGCGCTGTGGCATTTTGATTTGCCTCACCATCTAGCTGCTGTTGTTCACGCTCTGATACGGATTGTACTTCTACGAGCTTAAACGCCACTTGCCAACCGCGCTTATCTTCAATCTCCGTGGTTTTTAATTCACCATCAAATTTGGCTTTACGTATTTTGTAGGCTTGTGCGAGTGCATTATTAATTGTGTAAATAATACGGGCGCCGTTTTCGTCTAGCGCTTTTGCTTTGCTGATCAGTAATGCTAGATCACTTTCTTGCTCAAAAGGAATTTTTGTATTTACGGTAAGTGTACCGGGCTTTACGCCTTGATCACTGCTCAGTGCAAAGCTACCAAACCCTGACATGTCGCCGCCAGCTAATTTAATGCCTGCATTTACGCGGGTTTCAAAGCCTGGCACATTCCAACCATCTAGCGCGATGCTCATAACACCTCTTTAATTTGATTAAGTTCATCCAGTTCACCAACGAATAAACACACTGCCCAATAACGCTCATCACCGTCTTTACTCGCCACTGAATCAGCGAGCTTTTTAGCTGTGCCGGCTGTTATTAATTGCATATCGACGCCACTACGTTGGGCAGTAAATTGAGCTTGATTTAATCGCTCGTCGCGGGCTGTTTTTAGCTCTGCTGTTTGGGTTAATTCATCGTCAATGGTGGTGATTAATTGTTTACCGCTGTCATTTACTGTCGCGAGTTCGTCAGCTATTTGTTGATCACGTATTGGTAATAGGTTTTGCAGGGTGTTTATTTGCCACTCTAAGCTTTGGCCTTCATACGTTGCGAATTTGCTTTGCTCTAACGCGCTGTGGCTTTTGGCATACTGGCCGCAGGCGATAAACTCAGGGATTGGGCAATATTCGTTTATTAATTCCAGCTTACTGGCAAGTGCTGCGGGATCGTTTGCACTCACTGATAACAATAAACCACCATAACTTGTTGGTTTATCTATGCGCGAGTCGTCTTTAGTGGCAGACGCAAGCAGCTGCGCGCCCACTTGCATGGAGCAAGGGGCGGCAGTGTGGTGATAGCACAACGCTAATTTATGCATTATCAGGTAATGGGTAACGTGCTTTTATTTCAGTTACCTTATCTTTCCACACATTGAATGATTCCGGTGTGCCATCAAATTGCGCTTCCATATACAAAGGGTCTGACTCTGTTTTATATGCCGTTAGCCGATTTGATACTATCTCTTTATATTCATTTTCTTTTGCTAATGCATCTAACCTCGTAGCAACTTCCGCTTCGCTAACACCCATTTCGAGTAGAATAGCGGGATCTGCAGGTACATTCACAAAATTAATTCCGTTAATTGTTAGTTCTTTAAAAAACATGTTTCCTCCTTATTTAAGCTTTACGTTGTAGCATTGAATCAAACGGGGTAAGTGTAGCTATTGGACTTTTAAGCTCCGCAAAAGGAATAGGTTTAACTGACCACTTATAAGATCCTGACGTTTCAGAAATAACGCCTTCAGCAATAACCGTGGCTTCATGTATATCGCTATATTTAATATCAATATTCCAGTTGCTTATCAGCTGATATTTAACACCTCCCCCTCTTAAATAAAACCCAGATGCTCTATGGCAATACGGGCCAATTAAGCCATCATCACCACCACCATAAAGAGGCAGGTTAGGGTCTAGTTTTTCATTTAAACAATTCATTTTAAAACTAGGGTGGCTAAATACTTGACTATAGTTTTCAGCAAACCGTTTAAACTGCATAAAAACTGGATTACCTGACCAAGGCGTTGAGCTGCCTTCTATTTCAGCAAACAAACCACACTGGTGCACCGATAGTGGGTTTAAAGGTTTTGTGTCACTATTCCATGCGTAATGGCGCCAAACTTTTAAATTTCCACCACTTTGAGGAAAAGTGAACCACACCGGATATAAGTAGTCACTAGATCCACCTATTGTTATATCCGTCACGATCCGTTTTTCAGGTTGTGCGCTGCTGATAAAATTATCAACTTGCTTTTCTTTCGCCAAAATTCGCTGCTCTTGCTTTGCCAATGTATTGTTTATTTTTCCAACTTGGCCTGCAACGACTTCCGTTAATGCATCCGCTGATGCAATCAAATTACCTAGTTGTTGGTTTATATCTGTCATCGTTATTTATCCTCTAATACTCGGTGAATATGACGTTTCATATTATTAATTTGCGCTGTGGCCGTGATCAGTAACACATTGTTAATCGAATCAATTTGCGGGCTGTAATCAAACATCCATGATTGAGCAGGAATGGTGATACGAGCAAGCGCCGCAGCAGCTGCGAATTTAAGTACAAACGATCGGTTATGTACGTTATTCACGCCTTGTCGTTTACGCTGTAATGGCAAGTAATCGACGGCTAATAATGTGCCGTCTTTTGTTACAAGACCTATCCAGTTGTAGTCGAAGTCGCCAACGTCTTGCTCAAGTATCACAGCCCAGGCGACGGTATTTGCATCCACATAACCTTTTGCATCAATATCGCGTCTGTGTACGATTTGTAGTGCACTGGGCATTTTTTCGTTCGGGTTACGTTGTGCACTTTCGTTTAGATTTGGTACGTTCGCTAATACCAGCTCTTTTACATCCAGCCCTTTATCCTCTAGCGCGCGGGTTGTGATATAACGTTTGCCGGCGTTGGTCATAATGCCGGTGATCGCTTGGGTCATAATGGCTCCTTGGCGATACTGACACCGCCCTCTTTACTTAAAAATCCATAGTGGTGATGTGCGGCAATTACATGCTGTACATCGGTGGTAATTGCTTGGTGGTCTGTATTACTAACAAGGTTGTCGCACCCTAAAAATTGATACAGCTGCTCCAGTGGTAATGTGTGTTTTACGTTGTGCGTAATGGCGTGCAATGGCGCGTGGCTGCTTTCGTTTTGCAGGTCAGTAAAACCATGGCTATATTGCTGCTGCGCGTTATTTTTTGCGGCTAAATGTAATGGGTGATCAATGTGGCAGCTATCCCACTGCACATGCGTTAGCCCCAAACTTAGCGATACATCCGCTTTGTTATGCACGGTTAATTCATAGCGGCGACATGTACGGCCATAGAGCTGTATTAGCTCGGGTAATAGTTCATTGGCGCTAGCAAGCGTTGTGTCTGTCATATCAATGGCGATAATGTCCCAGTCACGTCCGTCAATCCGCTCTCGTACATTCAGTATTTCTAAACCTATACGCGCAAAAATACGTTTAACTGACGCCATTTCACCGGCATCAATGGTATTCACCAATGCATGTTGTACGCGCTTACGGTATAAATCTATTGGCTCGTCGTCTAAGCGGTTGGTTAAGCGCTCCCATGCAAGGAACCCGAGTACGGGCTCTTCGTTTTTCGATTCGTCTTTTTGGTTTAAAGCCCATAAAACGTAATTACGCGATTGATCCCAGTAGCCGGTGGCCGCTTTTACGAGTTTTTCGGCGTAGCCTTTGTTTAACCAGGTGGCGATTTCATTAGCCATTTGCCACCTCATTAACGGTTAATGATGTAAGCACAGGTAGCCAGTTCGCGGCGGTTATGTCATCAATATCAAATTTAATTGATTTAAGTTCACTAAATTGTTCATGGCATTCTGCTATTAATTGGCTAATGCTGAATACTGTTTGATGTGCTACGCGTGTAGGTGCATACGCTGCATTTTGACGAAAAGCGGCGTGTATAAACGTGGTTAAATCACTTTGAATAGCAGGGCTATTATCATGGAGTTTATACGTTGCGGTGATATTAAAGCCCGTGGTCGCCATGGCATACACCATAAAGTCGTCCCCTAGTCCGTGGTGGCCTGCGGTGCGAATATGCTGATTGATGGCACTAAGTAATGCCGTTGGTACGGGGCCAACGTCTAAATAAATATACGCATTGGCGGTGCCTGGACCACGTGGGGCGTTTACTTCAATAACGATGTTATCGATTGGTACTGCAAAGCTGGCAATAATTTGCTTGTATACAGCGTTAATATGCCAGCGCGCGGCGGTGCCAAATACATTGCGGATACGCAAACGATAATGCTCGGTGCTTTCATCGTCAGAACCTGGCTTAATTAACCAATCGTCATGGTTTGTTACGGTGATCCCGTCTTGTTCTTCAGTAAAATAACGATAAGCATGGGCTGGCAGATTAAATGCAGCGCCTGTATCGGCAGCCTCAGCGTGTGCATACGCGGTGCTTTGGCCGTCGCTAAAATAAACATCTTGCAGCAGAGTAAGCGTGTACGCTGTATCACCGAGCATATCAGTCACAACTTGTGTGCCGGCAACAACAGAGCTTTCTCCTTCGGTATTGAGTCGCGTAAATGTGAGTATGCCTTGTGCTTTTACGCCCGCTTGAATAAATACATTACGCGCGGGACCGTGACGCTCAATGAGTGCAGTTCGGCTGGCGGTCATAATAAATAAGTCTGGCATTAGCTGCGTTGCTATCCAATTAAATAGCTGTACAACGGGTTTAGTGATCAGCGCTTCAACGGTTCGCCAGAACGGGCCAAACGGTGAGTTGTTAGCAACTTGGATGTTTTGTTCTTTTAGCTGTGCTTGCCACTGCATTTGCGCGGTCTGCTCATCCAGTGGCAACCCCGCTTTTTGCATCAGTGTTTTAAAGTCCACTTTGTAGGCTCCCGTATTGGCGCGTTTGTGCGGTGATGTTTAGTGTTCCGTCGTCATTGCGGTACACATTTATTGTGCCCGGCTTGATACGGTCGTCTTGCTCGGTGAGTAATTCAATGTCCGTTAAAATCGGCGCTATGCCGTTTTTATTACGCAGGCCAATAAGCTTTACCAGTAAGCCGCTTTCTAAAATTCGGTGCTTTATGTCTTGGCCTATAACATCGGCTTTTTTTAGTGTGCGTGGGCTTAACGAGTCATTGAGTACAAAGTCGTTATCTTCAATCGCTAGATCGATGTGTAGTGCAATATCAAAGTTCATTAGCCTGCGAGCTCCATCATTTGTTCAAAGCTTTGCGCAAGGTCGTCTGACTTAATCGTTAAGCTGTCAATGTGCACGCTTTTACGGTTATCGCTGTCGCTTGAACTACTGCTGTTATGTGTATTGCTCGTTAGGTTTTGTAAAAACGCTGATTTTTGCACTTTGGCTTTATAGCTATTGCTTTGCTGTTGTTGCTCAGTACTTAGTTGATCAACTTTGTAAGCACTGGCGTTAGCTACGTTGGTAATTGCCTGATCTGTTTTTACCACTGGCAATGGCTGTAATGGCGCTGCGCCTTGATTAACACGGGTAACTTGCACGTGTTTACGACTGTAAACAGGTGAATTGGCCGCGTTAGTAAAATTGTTAGCTGTGCTGGCAACGGTATTTTGTGGCGCTGATTGCGGTGCGAACAGTGTTGATTGTGCAATATGGCCAGCACTGTTATGTGTAACTGAGCTGTTTTGTAATGCTGAGTTAATAGCACTGTTATTGATGTTGGCCGTTTTAGCGCTTGTAGAATAAACAGCATCGTTTGCAGCCATGGTTACTGCGTTGGTTGGAGCATTCGCTACAACTGAATTTACGGCGCGGTTATTTAACGCGCTAGTTTGAGTAAGCGCGTTATGTGATTGGTTTGTAGCAATGCTATTTTGCAATGTTGAGTTAGCTGCATTTCTCATTGCTGTGCTTGTTGAATACACCGCATCGTTAACAGCCGAATTAATACCACTGTTATGGATGTTAGCCGTTTTAGCACTTGTTGAATAAACAGCATCGTTTGCAGTCATGATTACTGCATTGGTTGGAGCATTCGCTACAACTGAATTTACGGCGCGGTTATTTAACGCGCTAGTTTGAGTAAGCGCGTTATGTGTTTGGTTTGTAGCAATGCTATTTTGTAATGTTGGATTAGTTGTATTGCTCATTGCTGTGCTTGTTGAATACACCGCATCGTTAACAGCCGAATTAATGGCACTGTTATTTAACGCGCTGATTTGAGTAAGCGTGCTATCTGTTTGGTTTGTAACAATGCTATTTTGAAATGTTGGATTAGTTGCATTGCTCATTGCTGTGCTTGTTGAATACACCGCATCGTTAACAGCCGAATTAATGGCACTGTTATTTAGCGCGCTGATTTGAGTAAGCGTGCTATCTGTTTGGTTTGTAACAATGCTATTTTGAAATGTTGGGTTAGCTGCATTGCTCATTGCTGTGCTTGTTGAATACACAGCATCGTTAACAGCCGAGTTAACACCGCTGTTATTTAACGCGCTGGTTTGTGCGTGCGTGTTACTTGTTTGGTTTGTAGTAATGCTATTTTGCAATGTTGGGTTAGTTGCATTGCTCATTGCTGTGCTTGTTGAATAAGCAGTATCGTTTGCGGCTGTGGTTACTGCGTTGGTGTGTGCATTCGCTACAACTGAATTTATGGCACTGTTATTTAACCCGTTGGTTTGTGCCCGCGCGTTATTTGTTTGCTCAATGGCATGACTACTTTGTAATGCTGAGTTAATAGCATTATTCGTTTGGCCTGCGTTTAACTGCGTTCGATTTGAATGCGTAATATCACTCACAGCAGCATAGTGAGTGCTGGCTGTATTGCCTGGTACTTGCGCGGCTTTGTTGATCACGGCTTGGCCATAGTCGCGGCTGAACGCTTGATCTGCATTTTGCATGACTAAATTTTTAGGCTGAGCACGGTTAATGTTTTCGTGTGTTGAGGTTGCCTCTGTTTTTATTTTTGCCTCGGTATCGTCAATCAAGCCAAGTTTTTCAAGCACCCATTTAACGCTATCAATTACCCCATTAAAGGCCGCTTTCACACTATCAAACACCGCCATTAATACTTTGCCCCACGCGGTATTTTGAAACGCTGCCACTAAATCATCCCAGTAATAAATAAGCGCCCCAACAGCCGCGATAAGCGCAATAACACCTGCTACCACCCATGTAATTGGGTTTGCCCAAAGCGCCGCATTAAATAACCACGTTGCTGCTTGACCTGCGAGCATAACCGCTTTAAATGTGCCCATAGCAATGGCCGCCGCGCCCATCGTGGCAATGAGTGATAAAAAGCCCAATACACGCAGTGCGATTAACGCCCCCTGCCATAGCTTTGTTAATAAGGTTAAGCTACCTGTTAGCGCGGCACTTGAAACAAGCGCCATTTTATACAGGCCCATCGTAAAAATAATGATGCCATGCACCGTGATCAGCGCGACGATAACCACAACCAGTGTTGCGATCACGCTGGATAAAAACGGGAATCGCTCAGTCAGCGACACAATGCCCGCAAAGCCGGCGGCGAGTATTTCAACGAACGGCTCAACCACAGGCAATAAGCGGTTACCCATTGCGGTGGCCGCTGCATTAAATGAACCGCCTAAACGATCCCATGGGCTGGCAATGATGTTTGCCATTTCCAAGGCTTTGGAGTTGTCTTGCACGTTTTCAAAAACAGTGATGCCGTCTTTTAATTTGTCTACTTTAGTGCTGAGTACATCAACAGCTTTTGCACCTTGTTTACCAAATATTTGGGTAAGTACATCGCCACGCGCTACAGAGCCCAGTGAGGATAAGCGGTTATTAATACGCCCTAGCACCACATCAATCGCGAGCATGTCGCCGTTATCAGCGGTTAATTTTATACCTAATGCATCTTGCGCTTTACCAATCCCTTGTAATAATGAAGCCGCTTGCGTACCTGCCACAGAGCCTGATTTAGCAACCAGTTGTAGCTCCCCGACTAACGCAAATTGTTGAGCCGAACTTAAACCAATATTTGTCGCGGTCGCCCCAAGGTTTGAAAACGCGGCTTGCATTTCTGCACCGGTGGTTTTGTATAGCTGTACGGCGGTGGCGGTTTGCCCTGCTATTTGGTTTACCCAGTTCGCTTTACCCATTTTGTTGGCGGTTTTTTCAAAGATGCCATACATGGTGCCCATATAACTGGTGATGGTGGCCGCATCCGCCTTGGTCGCGACGGCTAATATATTTGATGTTTTAGTAAACTCAGATAGCTCAAACCCATTTAAGCCATTGATGGCTGATTGAATATCGTAAGCACTGCGGACAAATTCGGCAGAGTTACCACCAAATTGAAAGCCAAATTCATACGATGTTTTAGAAAGCTTTTGCAAGGCGTCGTCGGTAACGCCCAGTGATTGCACCTCACCCAACGCGGCAACGTGATCAATTGCCGGCGCAAGTGATTTTGCCAGGGCGTAACCACCGCCAACGGCTGTGGCTGCGCCGCGCATCATTTGGTCTTGGGCGGCGGCGGTTTGCTGGCTCAGCTGATTAATTTTAGCCATGACTTTATTAACCGGGCCAGTGACTTTGTCAATGATGCCAATTGAATAAGTAAGCTTGTCTAATTTGCTGAGTGTTGCCATTAATTACTCGCCGCCTAATGCTGTGCAAATGCCGTTATTTACGGCGGTTACAAAGTTTTCTTGCTGTGATGTTTCAAGGTAAAGCGCCTGTGCCAAGCTCTCATCAGTGACTGGTACATTGCCAAAATATTTAGCGTGGTATGCCAGTAACTGATCAAGCCTGCTTTTGCCTATTTGCTTGGCTCGGCTTTCGATTTTTTTACCGTAAAATTAAACTCGGGTTGGTATTCTTCAACAATGGCACCCACTAAAAACAAGGCGGCACCTGGTTGCTGTACCAGCTCTTTGAGCTTTTTAGCGTCGGCTTCAACCACGGTGTTTAGCAAAAAGTTAGTTGCTGGCTGCACTTTGTTGTTCGGCTGAGTCGAGTTAATGTATTTGTTGTAGTCAGCGCCATTGACGTTAAATGTAATGTCGCCAACGGGGGTTTCTAATGTAATGTGTTTCTCAAACGCCATGATCAATACTCTCTTTAATATCTGCTTGCTCTAGCAGTGTGTAGGTAAAATAAGGGCCATACTTGGCTGCTGATTGCTCACACAAAGCAATAAATTCATCAAAGTCATTTGGGTTTGCAAACACCTGGCAACCGGCAGACCATTTATCAACGTGCGTTGATGTGACCTTGCTGTTTGCGCGGTGGCAATTAATGCCAAAGTAACCTTGCTGTAGAACTGCTTGGGGTGTGACGTCCGTGTCTAACTCGGTGTCGTGGTTGTTGTCACGTAAAACAACAACCGGTTTATGTTGTACAAGGGCGCGGTACTTGCCCTGGTGATAACCCAATGTCCACAGGCTTTTATGCTGCCCTGCGATTAGCACCGCTGTGCCATCTACGTTCATTGGGTGTTTACGCCAGTAAATACCGGCATCTGTTGTGGCTTTAAACTGCTTTAACTGCCATTCGCCCCCTTGCTGATACAGCACACACATTGCGTCATTAAACGTATTAGCACGGGTGTTTGCATGGCGAATACCTATAATGTTTAGGTTTAGTTCACCTTCAAACACCTTATGCCCACACGCTTGCAGTGTGCTTAATAGTATTGCTGGGGTTATGTTGCGAATGGCTTTAGTCATTACAGGTCTCTCACTTCATCAGCGGTTAGGTACGGCACGCCGTTAATTTTGACAAAATCAGGGCTGGTGATCGGACACTTAATTGATGTGGTGTCTTCTTCACCGCCATCGGCTTTGATGTTTAAAATCTCGTCTAACTGCGGCAAGCAACCAAACGCTTCAACGTTCTTTTTACCGGCGGCTACTTCGGCATTAAATGCCACATCGAACGGTTCAATGCCTTTCCAGCTACCTGCTTGCTCTGCTTGGGCTTGCACTAATAACCAGTTTTCATGGTCGAGCTTTAGCGTTACTTCGCCTTCAACGTCGCCATCAATAAACCCTTTTGGAATACCGCGCACTTTTTTAACGGTGCGCCCATCCGTAATTTTGCACGTGGCTTCCATAACGTGAACCATCGAGCCCCCGATAAAAATATCGAAGTCTTTACCGCCTAATACCTTTTGCATGTTCGCGCTCCTACTCTGCGTTATCTAACATGATCCCAACAATAATGGTGTTGGGTGAATCGATTGGCTTAACCTTAAGCACAACTTGCAACGTGGTCGCATCCATAAACGTGAGGTTAATACTGTCGTCTTTTGGGGCGTGAATTAAACCAGGGAACTTGTCGGCGCCGATGTTGACTGAGCGCGCCATATCACGCAGTGGTTTACCCATAATGCGTTTACCAAATTCAATACCGGTGCTGCTATTGTTTAAGCGGCGGTTTTTAACGTTTTGAATACCGATGTTACGAACGGCACGCGCGGCTTTATCGACAATGCGGCCTATTTCAATTTTTTGAAAATCACCACCTTCAGCGTCCAGCATGTTTACGTCGCCAAAATACACGCCGTCAAAATCAGGGTAAAACTGCGTGCAACTAAAACTCTGTGCATCTAATGCCGCAGTGGTTGAGTTAGTAAGTGGTTTGCCTGCCTTATCGTTTGGCAATGGCATAAGCGACATTGCGCCGGTTAATACGCGCATTGGGCTATCAGCAATCGTGACAGAGCTTTTACATAAACGCCCTGTTACGCCGCCGAGTTCATCACCAAATAAAAGCGGGATCACTGCAACGCGTTCGCCTACTACACCATCCGTTAATGGCTGTAATGCAGTGACTAAATCTGACCAATTTTGCTCAGGCGTTAAACCTGGTGCCGCTAATAAAAAGCGTACGTAACGCGATTGGCCTGACAGGATTTCAAGCGCTTTTGCTTGAAAGCTTTCGATTTCGGCTTTACCTGTGACGGGTGTACAAATAACAATGATTTCAGGGCTGATGTCTTGATCCATTGCTTCATCAATTAAGGCCATTACATTGTCACCAGCACCATGCGCGATGGCATACCCAGTAACTAAATCGTCGCCGTTGCGTTGCCATGCTTTCACTTGGGTTTTTAATGGTGAGTCGGCGGCGCCAAACAAATCATCAAAATCACTTTGTGCATTAATGGGTAAAATGCTGCCATTGTTTTTGGGCGCTTGGCCTAAAAACAATACGCTGCGCTCTACCTGTTTTGTAGCGCCACTGCCTGTTTGAATGGCGGCAACGGATACTTTACCTTGTGCCATGGTCGTTCCTTTTGCTTTGCGCTACGCCACGTGCATAGCTTTGTTTAAAATAAAATTCATTTGCTCTTTTTGTTCGCTAACGGTTTGCCCTAAAAAAGAGCGGGCAGGCAAATCAATTTGCCATGAGCTCTTACCTGAGCTGCCCTTTAATTCGCGCAGTAAAAACCCAGCTTGATTAATACTTAAATTCTCTGTTATCCATTTAATGCTCGGGCGTTTGCTGCCCTTGCCTTTACCGCGCGGTATTTTGTAGCCCTCGGCTATTAATGCCCGGGCTAAATTTCGCGTGGCTGGCCCTTCTTTATTCTGTGCGGCTAAACCTTTGGGTTTACCTGCATCTAGGCTGACACCCTCTTGATGAGCGCGGGCTATTTTGCCGCTGTTGCCACCTCTAAAATAAACCCCTGCGTTATTGGCGCCGTAACGTACTTTCATGTTGCGCTTTAGCTTGGTGAGCATTTTCTTTTTTTTGCCGTTTGCTCTGCCTTGCCATGTTTTGCCTACCAGATCACGTTGCCCAGTAATGCGCTCTTTACTGCTTTTGTTTGCTGCACGTATTGCACTGCGCAATAGGTTGCGGCGTTTATTGGGCTTGAGCTGTAAAAACGCTAATTGGTCTTTACTGCGCCCTTCGTCAAACTTGACGTTAAGCACGGCTTACATGACCCTCAAGTGTGAACACTTCAGCTATCCATAAGCTTTGCTCACCAAAGTCGTAACGGTTGCCGTTTAATTCAAACGGGCCATTGGGGGTTTGCACCAATTCAATATCTTCACAAAGCTTCTCTATCGTTAGCTCTACTTCGTTGCTGTTGTCGTCGTTTACGTCGGCGCTAAATTCAATGTCGGTGCTGTCATAACGCCCGCCGTTGTTTTGCAGCCAAAATGAGGCAAAGGCACAAATGAGCGCAGCCGGTGCAAAGCATGGGTTGATACTGATCACCCCTGAGTAATAAAACCGCGCGGCTAACAATCCATTCCCATTAATCGTTTTGCTGCTTGGCTCTATGCGCCCGCCTTCTATCCAGCTATCAAACTGGGTATCGAGCGCCAGCTTATGCCCTTGATATTCGGCGCTGGCTAAATGCTGTTTAAGCGTTGCTATTTTGCTCTGGCTCATATCAGCGCTACCGACAAGTTAGGGCTCAGTGCTTGCAGTAAACGCATGGCGTTTAGGCTTTCGTGTTGCCAGTGATCATAATTATCAATGGCCGTTTGGCTTTGTGCTGTTGCGTTGTCTCGGTGCGTACTGCCCAGCTTTGATACCAATAAATGCGCCTTAGCTTTGCTGTACACCGCATCGTGATAAAAAATTACTTGCTGCGCATTCAGTGGCTCGCCATTAGTGAGCTGAACATCTTCTAGTTCTTGGTTAATTTCACCTTGAGCACGCTTTAGCTTTTCAACAAGCAGCGCACTTTTGCTGGCGTACTCTTGGGCAACGCCGTAATGCTCAATAAAATACGCGGTGCTCAGTGCTGGGTAATAGCCATTGCCTGGCACTTCAATATTGCTGCTTTGTAAATCTGCTTGTGGCATACCGCTTAAGTTCATATTGCACCTGTAAAAACACACATTAAATTGGGTGTGGGCGCCACTTAGTCACAGGACGTCAAACAACGAATGCTGACGAAGTGCTAAGTTGCCCACCGGCGTTGGAGCTGTTATTCGCTAACGATCCCTTTTAACTGTTTCGTTAGCTTATCGACTAAACCTTTAACCCCTGCTTTGTCGTTAATCGCTTGAGCGTGCTCTGCAAATAACAGTGCATTACCATAGTTGTGCTGGGCTGCATCAACCTTGGCAGCAATGGCGTACAATTTACCGCCCACGACTTCAAGGCCGTTCCAATCTTGATTTTTTACGGTATTGATCAGGCCGCGCAGTACGTGGCTAATATCAAACAAGCCTTGTAACTTTGATTCTGTTAGGTAGTAATTTGCATCGTCATAGAGTTGGTCGATAACGAACGCAGGCCAATGCTTGGTATTAAATACCGTTGGCAGTGGTTGCTGTTGCTCAACCATAAATGGCAATAATTCCAGTACTGCATCCCAGCGTTTAAGATCAACCAACCAAATAAACACCCATGCTAAAACCGTGTTCGGGTGGCACTGGCCGCTTAGTCGATATTGATTGATGTACCCTAGATAATCTTGGCGCTCTAACGCTTCAGACTTGTAAGTCGCTTTGTCTGCAATATCAGTAAATGTTTTTAGTTGAGCTAAGTCAGATTCGATGGCCGCTGCATAAAGCTGGTACTCGGTTTGCTTAGTGATAGTGGTTGGCGCATTGGTTTCAGTGGCTGTTGCCGCGACCGTTGGCGCTTTTTTTTCAGTGCTTGTTGGTACGCTGCTTGCTGCTTTGGCTAATGATTGTTTGACTAAGCTCATTTAAAAACACTCTTTAATATGGTGAAAAAAAGCCGCCCCAAAACAAGGGATAAAAGGCGGCTAACTGCTGCTAAATAATCAGGCTGTTATGCCCACGCGTCGCCAGTGGCATTGGGTAACTTGATACTGGTAGACTCGAAGTACATGACTTTTTCAAGGTCTTCTACGTAGTAGCAATCGTTGCGTGATAGGTAGTCCTCAACGCGCTTTTTCTTGGCGTTGTTTTCTACACTGGTACGCGTTGAGCCCGTTTGCACGTAGTGACTTAAATTGTCAAAACTGGTGACTAAAATACCGCGAGCGGGGAAAAACGGGATTTTGTAAGTCATCAAACCGCCGTAGGTATCAATCACCTGTTGCAATTCAATCTTGGTTTTTTCACTTGGGGTATGTGCTTGCTTGGCGTACAGCTTATTTTTATCTTGCGCTAAAAGCTCGTCGCCAATAATAGCCACCATGTTTGCACGTTTGTGCTCTGGAATACCTTGCAATGCATCGTGCACTGCTTGGTCTAGGTTTTCGTAATCGCCACCGGCACCAATGCGAATTTCGCCAGCGGTTGCGCCTTCACTAATTGCACGCTCGGGTGCATCGCGGCGAATTAACTGCAACCAACCAATGTTTACATCGTTCATCATTGGGTAGGCTGTAATATCAGTTGTCTCGGCTACGTGTGTACCATTCCAACCAATTTTAATAATGTCGAGTGCGATTGCTTGGCGCACGTGGTTACGATAGCGATTATGAAAATCAGGGAACTTAGACCACTGATCCATTTTCACCCATGTAATATGAATATCGCATTCTGTTGGGTAACAACGGTATTCACGTTTATCGAGCTTTGATACATCGCGGGTTTTACGCTCTTTGGTGTCGTCAGTTTCAACGCCTGCACGGCCTGTAACGCCACCGTCGACACTCATGATCACCGATTGACCAACAAGGTCATCAACCGGAACGGTGTTGATCATCTGTAAAAATTCAGCTGACTCGTAAACGGCGTCGTATAAACGCTGCTCGGTTGTCGGCTCTACATTAAATTGCTCGCTCATTGAGGCAACGCCATAATTAACGGCCATGCCTGCCATAATGGCGACGAATAACTCTCTGGTTCTGGTTTTCATGTGCTTTCCTGCGTTTTGCTAAGTTGATTTAGGGTGAGTGTGTTTACAGCAATTGACTGTATTTGCCTTCGTCGCCTTCGGGTTCGTCGTCGGCGTCAGTGGTATCACCCGCAGGTGCTTTTAATGCTTTTTCAAACTTATCGGTTAGCTCAGTAAGCAGCTGCTTAGTTGACGATAACTCTTCTTTAACTTGGCTTAACTCGGTGCTTTGCTCGCCTTCTGGCGGCGCTTCTTCGTCTTCAACTTTGGTGGTTGAAAACGAATCAAGCTTTGTTGTTAAGCCATCGAGCTTTTTACCAAACTCGGCAAGCGGTGTGCCGAGTGCATCTTTTAATGCAGTGGCTAATTCTTCTGGTTTCATGTCTGGGTCTTCCTTTGCGAATAGTCGTTTAAAAAAGGGTTTTTTAGGTGATGTGTCGATTGGCTCACATGACCCTAAATCAACGGTTAATAAGGCGACGTCCTTGTCGTCTGGTTTACTCTTACTACTGAAATGGATTCGGTCGGTATAGCAGCTTGCTGGGTAGTCGGTCACGGCTAAGCCTGTTAGGTAGGTTTTGCCAGAGCCCATAAAATCGCGGCTAATTTCGATACTAAAGTAAACCGCTTGGTCTGCTTTGTTCAGCTCAACAAACCCTTGATTGGGGGCAAGCACGGCGTATAAACACACAACGCCTTCCTCGTTTTCATAGGCTTCAACGCTTACTACATCGCCCAACATGCCGGGTATATCCACGTTATGCAGGTTTTTAGCGGCCCAGCCTGACCAATTAAATTCGTGATCAATATTAATGCGGGCGCCGTATTTACGCGGGTTGTAGGTTTCTACTATGTCGGCTACGTCTTGCTCTGATATTTCACGGCCGTCAACGGTCATGCCTACAGCGGCAATCGATAACGGTTTAGTACGTAGTTGACCTGGCATAAACAACCCTTTTTAAATGTGTTTAAGTTAAGCGTTTTGCTTTAAAGTAGTTGCAGTTTGCACCCTCTTTTTATTCCTTTCCAACGGTTTAACCTTTTGAAATTCCTATATTAAGCTTTTAGGAATGGGCAGGTTTTTGACTGACAGATTAAGCGCTTTATAACGAATACACTGCCGCTATGGATTAATAAAAGCGGTGCAATATGAAGGCGAACTACGGACCAGAGATACGCAAAAAAGCACAAGATTTGTATGTTGTTGAAGGCTACACGGTGGACGAAATCGCCGAGCTTAACGATATGCCAAGTGCGCGTAGCGTTCGCCGTTGGGCTGAGGCGGGAAAGTGGGAGGATATGTGCCCAAGCTATAACGCCGAAATGGCCTTTAGCAAACGCATAAATGTACTGGCCGATAAAGACGATAAGACCGACGCTGACTATAAAGAATTAGATTTTTGTACGCGCCAATTATGCGCGCTTAATAAAAGTAAATTAGCCCCCGCCCCTAAACAACGCGCAAGTAATGACGATGCGACTAGCAATAATAGTGGCGGCAGTCATAACGGCAGTGATAAAAAATCGAAGAAGAAAAAGAAGAACGATTGCTCAGGCATTACCATTGAAATGCTCAGCGCGCTTAAAGACACACTCCTTTACCCGCACCAAAAACATTGGTTTGATAACCAAGACCACCGCGCCCGCTTTATATTAAAACCCCGCCAAATTGGCGCAACCTTCTATTTTGCGTTTGAAGCCTTTTACGATGCGATAGTAAATGGCCGCAATAAAATATTTATATCGGCGAGCCGCGACCAAGCCGAAGTATTTAAAGCCAATATTGTAGCCCTGTGCCGTGAGCATTTTAATATTGAATTAACCGGCTCGCCGATGGTGCTTAATTTAGCCGGCGGAAAAACGGTTAAGCTGATATTTAAGTCAACCAATGCGCGTACGGCGCAATCCGAATCCGGCGACTTATATATAGATGAAGTGTTTTGGATACCTAAATACAAAACACTGCGCGGCCTTGCACAAGCCATGGCCACGCATAAGCATTTGCGTATTACCTACTTTAGTACGCCAAGTGTTACCAGCCACGAAGCGTATGATCATTGGAACGGTAAATGGTTTCGTAAAACCAAAGCCTGTAACGATCCTGAATTTGCCATAGATGTAAGCCATAAAAACTTAAAGCACGGCCAGCTGTGTGAAGACGGTATTTGGCGGCAAATGCTCACTGTGCACGATGTGGTGAATTCAGGCTTTGACCGCATTGATATCAGTGTACTTGAAAACGAATACTCGCTAGATGAGTTTAATAACTTGTTTATGTGTAAGTTTATTGATGATGCACACAGCGCGTTTAACTTAAAACAATTAATGAACTGTGTAGGCGATTCAACCAAGTGGACCGACTTTGATTTAGACTACGAGCGCCCTTATGGTTTAAAACCTGTCGTCATTGGGTTTGATCCTGCCCGCTTTGGCGACAAAGCCAGTGTTGCCGTACTCAGTGCCCCCATGAAGCCAGGCGAAAAATTCCGCCTGCTTGAAGCAATCGATTTAAGCGGCAATGACTTTGAAGCCATGGCCGCTGAAATAAAGCTCCTCACCGAAAAATACAACGTGGTCCATATTGGCGTAGATACCACCGGCATAGGGTACGGCGTGTGGGAGCTTATCACTAAGTTTTACCCTAACGCAGAGCCTATTCATTACAACCCAATTATTAAAAACCGCATGGTGATCAAGGCAATCAACGTTATTCAAAACCGTCGCCTTGAGTTTGACCAGGACGCGGTAAATATTGCCAGCTCGTTTATTAATATTCGCCGCAAAGTGGTTGGCGATCAAATTACCTATGCCACAAACCGCACCGCCACCACCGGCCATGCCGATATTGCATGGGCAATTATGCACGCCATGTTATTTGAACCACTCGACGGCAACGCCCTTAACCGTCAAACCTCTGTAGGAATTGCAGCTTAATGACCAAACCACGATTACAAGTAAGTAACGGCCAAGCGCCTAACTACAATCAACGCACCGCAATGACCGATTCATTTAGCTTTGGTGATCCCGAGCCATGTTTAGATAACCGGCTAACCGATTACGTTGGGGTATTTAGCGACAGCAACGGCATTTATGCACCGCCCATTAGTTTGCACGGCTTGGTTAAGTTGCTGCGAGTAAATGCCCAGCATGGGCCAATACTCTACTTTAAGCGCAACATGATCTTAAAGTGGTATAAACCAAACCCGCTATTGAGCCACCAAGCCCTTAGCAAGTTTGCGTTTGATTTACTGTGGAGCGGTAACGCGTATTTACAGATTATTAAAAACGCCTTTGGGCAAGTCATTAAACTGCGCCATTTGCCCGCCCTCACTATGCGCTATACAGATAAACGCGGGGTGTATGCGCAATTAAGTAACCAAAGCCATGAGCCTATTTATTTTAATGCCGGTGAAGTTATACACGTAAAAGAGTATGACCCCGCCCAAGGCATTTACGGCATGCCGCAATATTACGGCGGTATTCAATCAGCGTTACTCAATGAAGATGCCACGCTATTTCGCCGTCGCTATTACAAAAACGGCGCGCACATGGGCTTTATATTTTCAATGGCTGACCCGTTCATGAGCCTAGAAGATGAAAACGCCCTTAAAAAAGCCATTCAAGACAGTAAAGGCGTGGGCAACTTTAGGAGTTTGTTTTTAAACTTTAGGGGGCAAAAAGCCGATGCTGAAAAGTCATTAAAAATAACCCCCGTGGGCGACATATCAACCAAAGACGAATTTGAGCGCATTAAAAAAATCACCCTAAACGACATGCTCAGCATGCACCGTGCGCAAGAAGCACTAAGCGGTCAATCATCTGGCGACAGCCCCGGCTTTGGTGATTTAGACAAAATCACCCGCGCTTATTACAACAACGAAGTTGTGCCACTCCAACAAGATGTATTAGGGATCAACAACTACTTGCCTACTGCACAGCACATTGATTTTAAAGAGCCTGAGTATTCAGACCTAAACCCAACACCTAAGGAAAGCGCATGAGCTGGATTGATGTTATCGAATTTATTAAACAATGGGGCCGATTACTTATGTTGAGTTTTTTAGCAGCCGCAATTCAAATGTATTTGAGCAAACGGCAGTTTACGTTTTTTCATTATTTTATGAGTGTGCTGATTGCCATATTTGCAGCCTACCTATCAGCCATGTTTTGTGAATGGCGCGGGTTTGATGAAAACCTAAAAACAGGCGTGATTGGGGTAACAGCCTACGCTGCCCCGCACTTGCTTGAAGGGTTCGACAAGCTAATTAAAGCTTTTAGCAAAGACCCAAAAGCATTTATTAAATTGATCAGGGGGATAAAATAATGAGATGGATTAAATCAGTATTATCATTCATCACAGACCCAATAGCCGATTTAACCGGCGGCTATGTTGAGCGTAAACGCATAGCGGCTGAAATGGCCGCTGATGTAGCACGTGCTGAAAACAATTTCAAAATTGCCCAGTTTAATGCTAAAGCAAAGCGCTGCATGCAAGCCGAGCAAAACGACGCGGACTATGACTTGCTTGTGCTGAAGAACCGCGACAAAACAATGATGGATGAAGTGATCATTTTATTCTTTTTGGGGTTGTTTGTGTGCCATTTTATACCTGCCATGCAACCGTACATGCAAAAAGGCTGGCAGGCTATGGGCTATAACGGCGCGCCCTGGTACTTTGAATTTGTGATAGTCGGTATTGCCGTTTCAACCCTTGGGTTAATGCGATTGTTTAGAGCGTTTTGGGGGAGCCGAGAAAGGAATAAAAGCGCTAGTTAATAAAAACTAAATCGTTTAAATAAGCTGTTTATCTAAGAAAGGTAAGTTCTATTGCATTAAGTAAACGACAGGTTTAAACATCTAAAGCTACTAACTTTCATTAAAACCTTTTGTTTTAGTCATAAGACCAACTGTTAAACCCATAAATATAGCCATAAATATGTAACCAAAGAATGCCTGGCCAGCCGCCCATAACTGTAAAGATTCAGAAGGCTGATAATCTCCATAGCCAAGTGTTGTCCATGTTACAACACTGAAATATAAGGACGGATAAAATTCATGGATAGTATTTCCTGAATATATAAGGCCTCCCTCTTCGTAAATCCGAGCGAACGAGTAGATGTAGAGAGGAAGATAAAGAAACATTACAATAAGAATATCAAAAATGCTCTTTTTCTTACTATAAGTAATACATGAATAAACAGAATTAATAACAATAGCAATCATTAGACATAATACCATTGCCTTCCATAATGCAAGATACCAAGTGATCCAAATAAAAAAAGCTGGAGTGCTGATAATAAGCAAAATCATATTTTTAAAGCTAAATTGGAACATGTTGTGCCTAAAGAGAAAACAGAGCTTTTTAAAAAAGATCTGTTTGTTGTTTAATAAAACAGGAAATATAAAAATCACAGATAAATATACTTAATTTCAATGCATTATATCTGGTAAAGATCTAAGTTCAAATCGCTCCAAATTATAACTATGATTCGACTCTGCTTTCAAAAGTTCTTCGCTTTGTGAGCCTTGTGTAAATATTTCATAATTTATTATCACTTAACTGATAATAAATTAATGATATTTCAATATTAGGTAAATCACCAGCCATTTGATCTTTTTGTTGTCACTTTATTGTCAAAGGTTGTCACTTTTTGACAATGCGATCTTTTTAAAATCACTTACAGATCCTTTTGCTGGGCTGGCTGGCGATTAATGGCGTGTCACTGGGGTTGTCAATTTGACGCGTTTTTTGCACGAAAGCGGAAGGCGAGGAGGAGTGAATTTTCGGCTTTTTGGTTCTCAGCTAACAGTTAAATGGTTGTTTGGCACACACGCAAACACTGTATATAATGACAGTGTATTTTATTAACGATTGGTGAATGTTATGGCGCGGGTTACCTGTCCAAATTGCGAAGCTAAAGCAACGATCACATCGCGTGAAACACAAAGCGCGCATGTGGTTAATTTATATTGCTCGTGTACTAACACTAAAGAGTGCGGCGCTACGTTTCGTATTACCCAATCGTTTGATCACTTCTTAAATCCGCCTTGTAAATCAACCGCACAACTTGCCGCCGCACTGATTAAAAACCTGCCACGTGAAGAGCAATTAGAATTGATTGGGTTCTAAATCATAGAATCTTTTCGCATCTAGAATTATCTTACTTATCTCATTAGATATCTTAAGAAACTTAGATATAGACATTTCATGATGTTCTAGTGAATCTAAAATATATTTATGACAGAACGTGTCATGCCTATTAATTAAATCCAATTCTTGCTCTAACTTATCAAAGTCTATTGCAGTGTTTTCGATATGCGATAACACAATGTCCAAAAGCATAGTAATTGTACTCATAAAGTATTTTAAATCTTCGTAGCTTTGCCGATACTCGTCGTCCAGCCCACCTAGCTTGGATAAATACAAAGTTTTGTTCTTTAGAAATTGAGTATTTATCTTTAGCTCACTTCTAATTTTAAGAGTTTCAGTTTTGATTTCATTAGTAATATCTTCTTTTCTTCTAATTTTCCCTAAATTGACAACTAAACTTTTTACATACTTTACAAGCAAGTCTCTTAGCTCCGGAAGAAACTCTATTTCAAGCTCTGATTTTATCTCAAATAGTAAATTCTCTTTGTGTTCTTTTTTACTTGCTTTGTATGCAATAACAGCAATGAATACAGCAACGATAGTAAATAAACCACCTAAAAAGCTACCAGCATTGCCAAACTTGCCCGCTAATCCCATAGGGTCAATAAAAATTACAGCTGTCCCAGCAATACCAATAGCAATGACTATGATCCAAAAATAAACTTCCCAGTAAGGAGATTTTAAATTATCCATGTATTTATCTAACCTTTTAAGCATTCCATTAAATCCATTTTTATAATTATATCGAATGTATAACATTCTGTTGTATGTAAAGTCTATGAATTTCAAGCATAAAAAAGGCCGACATCCCATGTCAGCCTTTTTAAAGATTTGAAGTTTTTAACTATAATAATAGTCACTTTTAAAGTTAGTCCCTTTTGTGGGGTTTGCAAATATTTTCTTTCTTCGGTTTAAAACTGAGTGATATACCCAGCTGCGCCGTTTAACTGGTTTTTTCATTATGCTGCTGCCTCAGATACTTGATTTTCACCAACGTTAACTGCAACTAATGCTTGTGCAATTGGTGGACATACTGCGTTGCCACATCGTGCAACTTGGTTTTTCTTGGTGTTCTTTTTGCCGCTTGAGTCAAATGCGATTTTATAATCATCTGGAAACCCCATTGCTGCAAATAATTCGTGCGGTTCAAACATTCTCATTCTGATGTCAGCAATTTGGTATTTATCACCATTGATAATAACTAAGCCAAACCTATCTTTAGTTGTAACCGTATCTAAAGGCTGATCAACAGATTGAGCAGTTCCTGTGCCGTAATACTTAATTAGAAATGCCTGAACTTCACCAAAGTGATTGCCACCGGCTGAAATAGTTTGTAGTGGTTCATCCGTTTTATGGCCGATGTTATCGCCACGCATTTTTATAATATGGCTTGTGACTAGTGCAAAGTGACCACCTTTAACCTGAGCACATATTGTTCTTAATGGTTCGTCTGCTTTCATGTTGCGCTGATTAGATGCGTTAGCGTGTTCAGTTATAAATGGTAACGCATGTTCACTTGGCACGATGAAAGGTTCATCTGCATCTATTACATAACGCATAATACCTTTTGCTATTCGCTTCATTGTGTTTTCGGCCAATGGTTTCTTACGGTTAAAAATTGATTTAGCCGGTATTGACCAATCAATAATATCAGCGGCTGTAAGGTATGGCTTTAAACCTGATCCTTCTTTCCCATGCGTTGGATTTGGCCAGTTAATATTTAATCCATCGTTACGACCAACGAGAAAAAAGCGCTTTCTGCTGGTTGGTGCGCCAAAATCACAGGCCGTCAATATTTTGTGATCAATGTCATACCCTAAGCCTTTCTCAAGTTTGTGATATGGAAAGTTATCGCCAAGTACTTCCTTAATTTCAGGCCATGCGGGGTGATCTGGATTTAAGCCGGTGGTCATACATTTTATAAATGCGTTAAACGTTTCACCCTTACGGGCTTTGCACGGTTTATAAACGCCTGGCAATTCTTCAACTACTGGGCCCCATGTTAAAAACTCTTCAACATTTTCGAGCATAAAAACACGCATTGGCACTAGCGCAGCCCAACGAACTACAACCCAAGCAAGGCCGCGAATAGCTTTATTTACAGGCGTTGAACCTTTTGCTTTACTGAAATGCTTACAATCAGGACTAAACCACGCCAAACCAACAGGCCGACCAGCACACGCATCAACAGGATCAACATCCCAAACAGATTCGCAATAGTGTTTTGTTTCCGGATGATTTATTTTATGCATATCAATTGCAGCAGGGTCATGATTAATTGCAATATCAACTTTACGGTTTAATCCAAGCTCCATGCCAGTAGATGCCCCGCCGCCGCCCGCAAAGTTATCAACCATTATTTCATTTTTATAAAGCATACCTTTTCTCCTACGCCATCATATCCAGTGCCCACCAATCGTTATCGCTGATTGCTGATGCACTGCCTTGTTTAACTAAAGTTGCTAAGTCCCAATCGCCTATGGTGATTAGACCGTTATTGTTTTGTGTTGAAATGAGTGTTGTGCGCCCGTCTACCTCTGCATGCTTATAAACTTGCGCTATAAATTCGCGGGCTTTGTTCCAATCTTCATCGGTGACTAACCAACGGCCATCTTTTAGGCTGTTAGTTTTGGCTGTTGCCTCGATCGCTAAACGTTTTTCATGCTTAAGTTGCGCTGCGTCGTCTAATACTTGTAATTGGCCGTCTCTAATTTGGTAAATTTGGCCGTTTGTCGCGATCCTTTTCCCGCTATTTAGATCCTTTATTAGATCATCAAGGTCTTTTTTTGAGGAACCCACCATATCGAGTAACAACTCGGCGCTAGAGCCCACGGCTATAGGCGTACAGTTATTACCACTAGACCAAGATAGGTCGGCTGCGCCGACGTTGGTGCTAGCCTTAGCTGCAATTTTCTCTGCTGTGCCTTTGAGTTGTCTGGTCCATTCGATAAGGCGGGTTTTTAAGCTGGTTGCATCCGTTACGTTATGCACGTTATTAAACAAACGTGTAAGCACGGCTTTGTAATCAATATTGGTCACAACACCTTTAATGCGGCGCACTACTTCCGCGTAGTCGTTGCCCATTGGGGTATCTTCGTACATTGATTTAAAATTAGCGGCGCGGCCAATACACATTCCGCCCTGTAGTTTTACGTAGTCTTTCCAGTTAGCGGTATCGGCAGCATGGCGAATAGGCTCTATTACTTCGTCTTTTACAGCGGTGCGCATGCGTCGCAATTCACGGTAAACGGTGACGCTTGGTGAGCCCTGAAACTGAAATTGTCGAATATTCCACGTGCTCGCCCAGGCTAAAACGGGGTTAGCCTGCTCTTGCAGGTTCTCGCCTGTTTCAGCGTCTACGTGATCGGTCAGCATATAACCATCAATATTTTTACTGATGTATTTAGCAATGTAGGCCGCTGCACTGCCCTTGCTTTTATCGAGCTTTACAGCGTCAAAACGCGGGCTAAATGTGCGGTAAAATTTGGTAGGCGCTTTATGGTTTTTCGCCTTAAACTTTTTAGGTTCTCTGTTCCCTGCTTTGGCTTTTTCGGCTTCTTCTTTATTGCGCTGTATCGCTACTTCGTTAGCCTTCTTTTTAGCAAAGCCCCACGCGCTGCGCTTTTGTTTATAGATTTTAAATAAGTGGGTTTTCTCGGTATGAGCACGATATTTAACACAGGCCTCAACGGTTTTTATGTGTGTGCCGTGGGTATTTATATCTACAAATTTGTTGAATACTTTGGCGCGGGTAAGCTCTGGGCCATAACGATCGTAAAGCTCGGTTTTATCTTCTTGGATAAAGTACCAACGTAAAATAGCGTTGATTTCTTGAAGCTTGTTTTTTGGCATGAATAACATCATGTGCCAATGCGGGCAACCGTCGGCGTGTGGCTCAACTACGCGCACACCAAAGTATTTAAGGCCACGGCGATTAAGCTTAGAACGGGCGCGCGCCCATGTTGTAGTTAAATAATTTTGTGCATCTTTAGGCGTTGAACCATCCCACGTACTTGCATTAGCATGAAAACGTGCTGGGCATGTAATGGTGTAAAACATGGCAACATAGCCCATTTCGTCGGCTAGTTCCTCAGTTTCACGAATGCGTAACATTAATTCGTTGCGGCGGTTTGCTGGGTTTGCCATGCCGCTTTTTACGGCTTCAATTAGGTCAATTACATCGCCGTCACTGCTTTGTAATTCCATCATTTCTAAAAACTGGCGGCCGCTGGCTTGAGCAAAGCTAAATTCACGCTGTGCTTGTTTTGATGAATATGGGCTAATACCACGGCGTTTTGGCTTTTTGCTTTTTTTGTCGTGGTAAAGGTCTTTACCCACTTGACCGGTTGCTATTTCAAGCAGCTCTAAAAACTGTTTTCGCAGGGTTTTTAATTGCCTTGCCCACCACTTATCGCAGTGCATTTTTAGCAAGGCTATTTCAAAGCACGCTGGCGGTAAGTCGTCTTCACGCATGTTATAAAACGGCACATTCACACCAAATGATTTAGCATGATCGGCTACTGCTTCATACGTAAGGCGTACTATTTTTTCATAGCTCAAGCGCTGGTGTTCTTCGCTTACATCAAGGGCAATTTGCACACATTCCATAGCAAGCGTGCCCGCATGTTTTTTGGTTTTTTCAATACTGCTTAAAATATGCCATGGTAATGGCATATTTTGAGTAATACTAAACAGCACGCCAAAGCGGGGTTTTAACCTGGCAATAGTGCGGCGCAGCCACGTATTTGCACGGAACTGGCTACCCGCCTTTTTTTGGTTATAACGATCAATGTACTTACGAGCCATGCGACTTTGCAAAGGCACAGGAACGCTTTGTAAACCACGCGCTAAAAAGTTGTGGTCGTCAATATCGCTAATAGACGAAATTAAGCCCTTAGCTATACCAGATAGTCTAAGGGCATCAAGATCGAGCGGTCTAGGGTTAGCCATTTATTAATTAAACTCGATTATCGCACACTCAATCAACGCGGGTTCGCCGTGAACTTGGGCGGCATCAAGTGCTGTTGCCATTTGGTCATACACTGGCGCGTATTCAGTATGATCAACGACAATCATTTGCACCACTGGCATAAAGTCAGTAAGGCAGTTTTCGCATTCCATCAGCATCGCAACGGTTGGGCGTTTGTTTAAATTGCGAATAGTAAAATTAACTTGGTCTACAGCATGTAAAACAATCTTGATTATTAATTGCTGGTTTTTAGATAGATCTTGGTCTTTGATAGGGTTCATTTTTAGTATTCCTTTGGGGTTAAAACGGGATGTCGTTTAAAAATTCGGTTAGGTTTTCGTCTGGGTTTTCAGCAAGGTCACAACCTATGTTGTAGTAAGTATCTAAAAAGCCTTCTGGCTCACTCTCAAGATGAATTGAAAATTCTGCGCCTAAGTAAAGCCACCAACCATTAGGTATTGTCCTAAATGGTGCGTCAATTCGCTTTGCAATTTCCGGCGCATATTCTCTTATAGTATCTATGGCCATGGCCGCTTTGCCAAAATCGCACTTTTCTGGATCGCGATTTTTGCGGTGAGCGTTGTAATATTTAAGTGCCGCTTTTGCTTTTGGGTGTAGTTTCATTTTCAGCAGTTCCCAGCGTTAAATTACAAAAAGTTCAGGGGCGTGTTCATAGCCTTTGCAAAATACAAAGTGGGCGTATTCTGTTGAGTCTGTTTTACTTGGTTTTTGTGGGTCAAAGCCCGGGCGTTTACTGTGAACATAAACGGCCGCTAATGGCAGTTTTTGCCACATGGGTTTGCGTTTTTGGCTACCTAGCCAATTAAGGCGTTGCAGCATAATGACTAAACCGCCATCAAAAACCATTTCGAGTGCATGTTCGGTAAACGCTTGCGCTACGTTAAACGGTGGGTTGGTGATGATCATGTCATAAGGTGCAAAAGGTTTGACTGCAAGGAAGTCGATACCCTTATTTTTTGCGCGTGAGTCTTCGCGAATATCCCAGCTATTAATATTAAAGCCGTGTTTTTCTAATACGGTTGGATAACTCATTGGGTATTTATCACACCCGCCCGCACTTGGGTCTAGCACTAATGGGTATTCTTCTGGGACAAAGCGAAAACGGCAGTTTTCACTAAACGCTGCTATAAAATCTTCAATTAGCCAATGCGGTGTTACGTAGTAATCATCTGCATTGCGTTGGGTTCCGCGATTAGTTGAACTCATGATCAATCCTTAGTGTGAACTAACAGTTAAGTGTGAATAGTCGGTGCTGGCATGTTCGCGCGGGGCGTTTTGCACAAATTTAGCCGGTGCCATGGCGTTGGCATCGGTGAATGCTTTAACCAGTTCTTGTAACTGCAAAATGGCTTTGTGAATTTTTAGGCGGGTGTCGGCACTAAAATTGGCAAAGCCTTTTTCAAGGTCATGGCGTTTTAGGCCTGCTGTAAAACATACTATTGTGCGCTCTTGCTCGCTTAATACTTGGGTGTAAACATATTCAGGTGTGTGGCGTTCACTACTCATCAATGCTTTTATTTCAGCAAGGCCTTTAGGTATATGCCGCCCTTCAATCGCTTTTAATGACGCTTTATTGCTTCTTACTTCAAGCTTGTTAGCTGTTGTATATGCCATAACTTATTCACCTCACTCTATATATGTAAAAACCCTCTTTGTTCTGGTAAGTTGTAAGTGCGAAAAACCACCAACCAAAAAAAGAGGAAAACTTATGTCGTTATCATTACCTAAAGACAACAAAGAACTATTTAATAAACTCGCTGAGAATATACTTGGCGAGCTTGCTAAATCCTTCCCTGTTGGTATTAACCCAATTGCAGAAAACTTCGGTGTAAAAAACCCTGAGCTTCAAGGCACACTTGTTTACTTGATTGCTGATGATTACCTTCACTCTCCCGAAGACGATAATTGTTATTATCTAACACCTAAAAGCGTCTCAAAGCTGGTTCACACATTAGGGCTCTGTGGCTCAAAACCTATAATCGCTTAGTATTATCAATTCTGAATACGCACTCGCGACAAAGGGCAACGAATTGGGCATTGCTATGACCATTTACATCTTTGTCGCGCTTTATCTCCAAGCGTCTTAGAAAGCTGACTAACAAAATCAAATCACCTTCTGAGTCGCTTATAAACGCATCAATTTTTGCGTTTAAAAGTTTTTGTTTTTGCTTTACTAATTCTTGTTTCTCATCAAAAGTTAATTCTTCACTCATCACTTTCCCCTAGTTATTTACTTGCTGTTGGTATTGGGTTCTAAACGCTATTAGCTCGTTAATGCGGTAATAGTTGCTTTTGCCGAACTGCACTGGTTTTGGGAAGCCGTCGAACTTGCTGAGTTTCCAAAACTTGGCATGTGCACAACCCATAACTTCCATTGCCTCACGGGTGTTTACTAGGCGGTCTTTTTGCTCTTCAAGCTCAGCGCGTAGCTGATTATTTTCTTGCAGTAACGCAAACAACACCGCTTTTGCGTCTGGGTGAATATCTAATAAGATTATTTGTTGCTCAGTGCTCATGCTGCATCTTCCTTGTTGCTTTTTTGATGATCGGCCAGTAAATCGTTTACAGATACCTCGCCGTTAGTTAGTTCTGAAATACGCGGAATGTATTTCGCTGGCGCTTGGCCGTGACGATTAATCCAATAAAAAACCGCCGTTTGGGTAGTACCCAAAATCTTTGATAGTTTTGTTTGCCCACCAATTAGGCAAACTGCTTTTTCAATGGCAGACATAAACACCTCTCAAAATATAAGTTTTACTTATCCTATGATCTAAAAAAGTTATTGTCAACGCAAAATAAAACATTATGTTATTAAAATATAAGTTTTGCTTATTTGACGGAAGTATCATAAACCCTGATAATCGCCTTTTAATTATCACTTAAAGTTATAAAATAAATAAAAGGAATTAACATGAGCATTGCAGAAAGAGTTAAAACTCGCCGCAAAGAACTGGGGCTTACTCAATATCAGCTTGCGGATTTGGTAGGTATTGCACAAACAGCGATACAAAGACTAGAGAAAGGCGACACTAAAAACCCGCGCAACATTGAAGCGTTAGCTCGCGCCCTTCAATGTACCCCTGAATATTTACGCTTTGGCATTAGTGACAACATAAACAGCAACGTTGCACCAGGGCCAACACTTAAAGCGGCGGTGCCGTTAATTAGTTGGGTGCAAGCTGGCGCATGGTCAGACATTAATGAAGTACGTGAATTTGATGCAGAACGGTATTTATGCCCAGTTAAATGCAGTGATCAAACCTTTGCGCTGAAAGTGCAAGGCGTAAGTATGGAACCTAAATTTTATGACGGGGATTTGATTTTTGTAGACCCTGAAGCTGACTGCATCCACGGTTCGTACGTAGTGGCACGTTTAGATGATGACAACCAAGCCACATTCAAGCAACTCATTATCGAAAGCGGCCATAAGTTTTTAAAAGCCGCCAACCCTAGCTGGCCTGAGCAACTAATCCCAATTAATGGTAATTGTACATTGGTTGGTAAAGTGGTGTTTGCTGGCAAGTCGTTTTAGTTTTACTGATTTGCAGGCACAAAAAAGCCCGCGTTTTGCGGGCTTTTTGCTTTACTGGCTATTTAAACGTTTTATTTCTTCATCCACTTGCTGTTTTAAGTTTTGATATGCGGGCTCAAATTTAGCTCTTATTTTTGGTATTTCAGCATATTTGCCACGATTTAGATTTTGAATTACATGGATAAGACTTAACTTGAAATTCTTGCAAGCTACTCTTTCCTCATAATATTCACTATTTAAATTACCTGTGTTTTTTACTAGTCTGTCAAAGTCATCGCATATAACATCTAACTGTTTGTCATAATCATTTTTTACATCATAAAACCTCAACTTGTCGTTAGCGTTGAATGGCCCTTTAAACCAATAGTCTAACTCGTCAACTGTGGTTTTTAATTGATAAATTAAATCGATTGGTTTTAACTGTCCACGTTCTGATGAATCAATAGTTTGTTTTTTCTCTTGAACTTTATCTACAGCAATATTTTCTGGCTTGGGATCACTTCCACTACCAATAAACGCTGCGACAATTAATATGACAACACTTAATACATTGGCCGATTTTTGAGGTAAGTCCGAGTGTGTTTTTCCTTTTTGCTCAGCTGATCTTTTATTGCTTGCATTTGTTTTATTGAGAATAGGCGGAATTGAAAAGCCAATAGCAATAAAGCATATAATACCCGCTAGCACTTCACCATTATCAAAATGCATTCCTACACTCGCAATAGCCACGACACCCAACACCCACCCAATTACTTTAACCATGCCTTATCCTTATATTTTCCGTAACTTTGCAAGTTTACAGGTTAAGTTAGCGTTCAGGTTTTAACAAGCTGGGGATTTATACAGGCATTAAATAAAATGCTAAATATATGCCTTTAATCAAACTCTATGCTCTATTTAAGCTCATTTCTTACGTATATAGCCATTGCCTCTAACCTCATCTCTTTCCATGATTCAAATCGTGAATTCCTTTTAATGAACCTCTCCCACTCGTTGTTATAATTTAATTGCATACCTTTGAGTTCTTCAAGTTTAAAGCCACTATTTGTGAGTAATTCTTCAAAAGAGTCAAATTGAGTGGTCGTAATGATGAAATCAGTTGTCATTAGTTCAATTATTGGTACTTCATTTAATTTTATAACTGATTTAATTTTATCAATTAAGTTATCGACATCAGGTTTAAATGGCATAGGTGTTCCTTACATTAATAAATATGCTAAAAGCACACTTGGTTTCTACCATTTACTTTTGATTGATATAATTTTTTATCTGCAATTTCAAGTATGTTTTTATTTTCTTTATGTGGGCAGAGTGTTGCGCCGCCTATACTAATAGTAATGAAATTAAATTCAGAATGTTTATGTAATATACCTAATTTTAATACATTACTCTTTATGCTTTCAGCGACATGAAGCGCACCATTTTCACTGGTATTTGGCAGAACAACAACAAATTCTTCACCACCATACCTTGCAACAAAATCTGTAGGTCTGTGTAAACTGTTAGTAATTGTTTTAGCGATCAACTTCAGCACTACATCGCCCTGAACGTGACCATAAATATCGTTGTATTGTTTAAAGTAATCAATATCTATTAGCAGTAAAGCGTAGTCTTTTTTTTCTCGCAATGCATTTAGTTCAACTTTATCAGCATGCGCATTAAAATAGCGACGATTGAAAACTTGTGTTAAGTCATCAAAGAACACTTTTTGAAGTAGTAGATCGTGCTGAATTTTGATTGTTAGGTGGGCACGTACTCTTTTAAATAAGGTTTTTGGTTTTATCGGTTTATTAATAAAGTCGACGCCGCCTGCTTCCCAACATGCATCTTCTTGATTTTCAAATGAGGTAACAAAAATTACGGGAATGTTTTTTGTTCTATCGTTTTTTTTAAGCCAATTACAGGTCTCTATACCACTAATTCCATCCATGGCAATATCTAAAAGAATAAGATCTGGAGCCTCTAGTTCACACATTTCTATCGCCTTTTCGCCACTATTGACAGTAGTAACTAAAAAGTTTTTTGATAATATTTTTTTCATTACTATTAAGCTTAATGGTTGGTCATCAACTATTAATACTTTTGAATTCATTAGGTTTAATCTTAACTTAGAATTTGCAAAAATTTGTGACATAAAATACTACCATATAGTTTATGACTAGTGATTTACTATACTAGTAATTTACTATTATGCAAATGGATACTCATTGCACACCATTTTATAAAACAATTCGACAAGAGGTTGTTAGCTACTTGAAATACTACTGTGAAGTTTGTAAAGTTTCAGGTATAAAAACCCACATGTGTCGGCTAACCTTTATATATTTTTCATAATTTTTTTGTGGATATATTCTTCATGTGATGTGTGTTGCATTTCTACCCAAGAAGAGAAGCTAGTATTGTTAACGATAAATGTTTCCCACTCATCATCTGGTATTGCTTTAAAATCTTCTGCTGTTTCGACAGTAAAAGGACTACTGCTTAATAGTTCATCAAAGTTTTTATATTTAGAGTGCTCCTATATGAAATTGTCACTCATCAGTTCATATAACCCTATAGATTTTTTATCAGCTAAATCTTCTAAATTTTTAGATAGCTTTTCCAATCCACTGAAATCGTTTTTTATTGGCATTAATAGTCCCTTTTATTTTTGATTAGAAGTCTAGCTTAGTTAACGATATGGATTTATCAAATTTATTCACGAAAAAACCCGCTATTAGCGGGCTTGTTTATTAAACTCTGTTGATTGCTCTATCAGCTCATCAATGCTACTGGGTATTGCCCCTTTTGATAGCATTCTTTTAAAAACTTCATAAACATCTGTTTTGCTGCCCGCTTTTCGAAGCGTTGTTTGGTCGTTAAACCAAGCTAGAACTATTGCTTTATTTGTACTCGAAAACTTAAAAAAAAGTCTATATCGATTAGGCATACCTTTTTTAGCTCTGCGCCAATCTCGGTTACTTTTACCTAACGTGTTGCCCAGTACAAAGTCTGGTGCTTGAGGGTCTATAAATATTCTGTTTTCTATGCAGTCAGTTACGCACTCAAATAATTTATAGATTACAGATTCATAAAAGTGCTCTGGGTCTTTTTCAGCTTCGCGTTCGACCTGATTTAATACTTCCGTGTATCTTTGTTCGAATACGGTATGCCAATATTTTTCCCAGTGCATTTACATCTCTATTAATTCGTTATTTTGACGTGCAACGAGTGCCTTGTGCTTGATTGCTGCGATACGATCAAATACAGAGTCAGGAATTTTTTTTACATTTCCTGCTTTAATGTCAGCATCAAGTAAATTTAAGAACTGCTCTGTTGCTGCATTCTCTTTTTTTACTTCGCTTAATTGGATAACTTTATTTTTCATTACAGCTCCATTCTTAGCTATAAATAAAAGCCATTTTAGTTTAATAAAAAGCCTATTAATTACATTGTTGGGTGCCCATTAACTGTACCCATAACCTAATCTTTGAGTACCATTAACTGTACCCACAATCAAATAGTAGCATATTGGCTCACAAAACAGCAAGAGACACTAGGAGACTACAAGAGACAACGGTGATAACTGTAAATATCAAAGGTCAGTTTATGATTCCATTCAATATTTGATGACCTATGTATTTACCCTGCTAATTTTATTCCACTTTATATAGACTTAAATCAATGGCTGATGTACTGGTCTCGAATGAAAACTCTTCGTTATATAACGATTTATATTTAATTTTCACCCTACAATTAGTAACAATTAGATTGATTATCTTTTTAAACCTGTCTGTTGGTATGTCGCTTAATCCGTCAGAAACTACTGTTAAGTCTATCAATTTAAATATTTCATCATTTGACATGCCGAAATCACTGCCAAGATTAGTTATTTTAAAATGATCTTTATGCTTAATGTATGGCTTTATTTTACCCCTTAACTCTTCATCTGTTATTTCTAGTCCTGCCCAGAAGAACTTAAATGATTTAACTTTAGCAACTCCATGACCTTTATTACGGATTGAATATGTAAAGCATTTATCACCTTCATCCATAAAATCATAAATTAATGGTTGAACTGATAGCTTGTTATGTTTGCGACTTATCCAAGCTTGGTGTACCGCAACAAAAAATGCTAAACACGCGATTAATGTACTCCAATCAAAAACAAATTTAATGATTTCTTTGCTTTCTTCCATTTTAATTTTGCCCTTTTTTGTTAAGTGATTCTAAGATAGCATTATCAATCAGCTTGCAATATAACTCGTACCCTTCAGCTTGCTCTTTTATCCAATCATGTTTGTTATAAACGGCCATTACTCCACGCATTGTGTGGCCTAACATTTTTTCGGTTACGTGTGGCGCTACGCCATTTTCACTAAGCAATGTTGATATTGATCGGCGGGCGTCGTGCGGTAGGAACTTGGGCGTTTTGTATTTTTCAAATAGGTGATCCCACATTCGACAGCAATAGCGGTTAATGCTGTGGGTGGTCATTGGTTTGTTTGGCTTGCTGCCTGGTATTAAGTACCCGCTGCGGCCATATACCATGGCAAGGGTGTCTAAAATGGTTTTCATTTTGGTTGATATTGGCCGGCGGATGGCTTTATTTGTTTTGGAATTTTCAGGTGGTACGGTCCAAATGTTGTTTTCAAAATCGAAATGTTCCCACTTGGCTAAACGAACCTCTGATTGCCGTGCACCGGTTATATAAATTAGCTGCAAACATGCTTTGGTTGCTGGCGTGGCTTTTGAGCTTTCAATTTGTATCCAAAGTTTTGCAATTTCGTCAAAGCGCATTACTCGCTGACCTACCGATGATTGCTCGCCAATATCGTTTACGTTTAAGGTTAACACTGGGTTGAATGGTTTTATATCACCGCGTTTTTCAGCCCACCCTATTATAGATTTTATACGTACTAATATAGCACCTGCGGTTTTGGCGCTACCCTGTACTTTTACATTATCAAAGTATTTTATCCAATCTTTGATGGTCATTAGATCAAGTGGCTTGGCTTCATCATTTAAAAATGGCACAACCCATTTGCTGACTTGATGTGTATAAAGGGTTTGGGTTTTTTCTTTTAGGTCTGGTACTTTTTTTTCAACCCAATCGGCTGCAACCTTTGCCATTGTAGGTAAACCTTTGGCTTCATTGCGCATAAGTTTTAGCTCTATGCGTGGGTCTTTTCCTTGGCTGAGCCAGTTTTGAAAATGGGGTATGTAGTCTTGTGCTTGTTTAATGGTTAAACCAGGATAGCGGCCAAGCGAGATAATGACCTGCTTGCTATCAACACGACAACGGTATTGCCATGTGATTGTGCCTTTAGCTGATACCCTTACACTTAAACTATCTCTGTGCGATAATACGCAAGGTGTTTGATTTTTATCTAGCAGCTTTCTTAATTTAGTGTCGCTGATCGCCAT